GATAATATTGATAATATTTTTCTGCTCGGAAAACGTATTATCTATATATTTTATTTTGAGTGAATTTAAGACAAGAATGTTGAGAATGTACGAGTTTTACTTCTTCTCAAAGAATATTCCATTGTCTCCGATATACGGTTCTTTATGGTCTACTCTGTTGTTTGTTATTTCATCTGGAATGCCTTTTGGGTAGGCGACACACGTCCATTTACCATCTGTTAAATGTACACAATCGTTGCATATAGGAAAGTTAAACTCATCCATACTCTGTACTGTAAATTTTTTCATTAAGTCTTCATCTGACCGTTTTTTAGCCATTATATTTCCTCTAAAGTTATTATTGTCTGGAATCCTTCAGATTCTTTAGATATTACTCTAAATTTAGTTCCAGACCTAATTAAAACTTCGTTCTCTGGGAACGCCTCTAGCCCATCTGCAAGAACTCCATTTTTTTGTTTTATTCTAAATAGTCTGGCATTTTCTAAAAAATGAGCATTGGCGTTGTTCTTTGCATAAGCAGTAGACCAGTTTCTATTATTAGTAAAAACCTCCCCAACTTTAAACCTACCAGCAAACCATGCTGACGGCGACTCTCCTTTTGGTGCCCATTTTGCATTCACGGCAACACCTCTCTCCACCATTCCTTCGTACCTTGGGGCTTTAGCTAAATAGCTAGCCACATTGTCAACATTCTTAATTAGTTCTGGGAATAATTTTTCTGGTATATTCATTTTCTGCGCTATCTGCAAGTCTGTTAATCCTTGAGCTCTATAACTAAGAACGTCATTTATATCACTATAATTATTAGCAAAATAAGACTTCATAGAAAGGCTTTCATCCGCTGTAACAGCTCCACTTTTTACGAATTTTTCGGTCATATCTAAACCTTCTTTTACAGACCTTGTTCTGATTACTGCACTAGTAACAGTATTGCTGACTGGATTACTTACTGCACCAACAGCTTGTCCAGTTCCATCTACTCTTCTAGGTAATTTACCAGCTGGGACCAAAACACAATAGCAATGACCTCTGCATACAGACCAACGAGAGCCCGGAAGCCCCTCACGTTCCCATTCTTCCCATGTCAAGACCTCACCAGCTCTTCCCTCGCAGTCTGCACAAATTTTATGACCACCAACTGTGGTCCATTGCCAAAGTTGCTGTTCTGGAGGAAACGATTGTAGTTGACCAAGACGGCCAGACTGATTTACTTGCTCTACAATACCACCCTTAATAGAGTTACGATATTGACCAAAGATTCTACCTCCAGTTTGCATATCATTTTTAATAGTCTGCGCTATAACAGTACGAGATACTCCGTTAGCTTGAAGCCTAGCAACTTCTTTGGTAATATTAGCTCCAAAGATTTCGGCATCAATTGTTAATCTGCTAAATATATTTTGTACAACTTCCTCTACAGCTCTATTAGAACCAGTAGATAAACGTTGCAATATTCCTACTAAATCATCTCCGTAAAAAGCTACTAATTGTTTTTCTAAATCTGTGGCCATTATTTTTTTGTCCACTTATGTTTAATATTCTTAACACAATATATGCAGTATCCAATAATCCCAGCTCCTCCCATTAGTAAACTAGGATGTGTTTCTCCACAAAGCCCTAAAGCATGTTTTATAAAATGTATAATTGTATCCATTATTTAATCCTTTTTCTAGTTACACCTCTAAATGCACTACCAATAATATTAGCTAATTGTTTCTTAAAAATCTTTGCCTCTTTGCCTTCTCCAGTAAACCCCTTTGGAATACCAAACCATTTACGCGCTGGAACTTTCTTATTAGGGTATGCAGATTTAGCTGACGTTGTATATCCCTCATTATGTAAAGCACCGTATGCTAATCCCTTTTTTCTTCCAACCATTTTTATCGTATACTTTAAATCACCACGTTCAATTTTCGTACTTTTTAACTTTCCGCTACGAACCAACGGCGGTCCAGATTGAAATCCTTTACGTTCTCTATCTGGTATAGTAGTCTCTGTAGATAGTGGTTCAAATGGCCTATCATTTACATCCTTGCCAGCAGAAGTATTATCTTGTATTTTTTTATTTACACTATTAGCAAATGTATTTAAAGCTCTGTCTGTAGCTTGATGTAATTTTTTAATAATATTATCGTAAGGACCAGCCATTAATCATCCATTAGCTCTTTACCAAAAATAAAGCCCAAATCGTAGGCTTTTTGGAAAGATTTTATGTGCTTTGCAAAGTTAACCTCAGCCATAGTTTTCGCGTACTCTACGGGGTCTTTTATAACCTCCTCCGCATCAACTTGAGGTATAAAAACTTCTATATCGTTAAGCCTCCGGAGTTTCAAGACGTAATCTATCAAAGATTGTTCCTCTGGGCTGTTCTTCTTCTTCTGTACCTTGGCCATTTATCTCCTTATTATTATCTACTATTTGTTGGGCTTGTTCTATAGTTAAATCTTTATTATATCCCATTAATACCTCAGCATGAGTTGTAAGATTGTTTTCAAGCATCCATGTTTTCATCATTACTTCATCTTGTACAGTCTTAGGATATTCTGGTTCATTAAAATCTATACCTAATGTTTCGGGCAGTGAAATATTATACAAACCAGCTAAGTTTCTTTCTAACTTATAATAGTCATTCTCGTACTTATTCCATAAATCAAGGTCATCTTGATAGTCTTCAAACCGTTCTAGGTCTTTAATTTTTAAGGCGATTCCAGATGTTGGTCTATCACTAGAAGTCTCAGCAAAACTTATAGATAGGTGATTATTCTGGGCGCATAAATCAAGCATATTTTTTGTAAGGTCAATAGCATCTCTAATATTAGCCTCCGGGGAAAGTATTTTATAGTCAGCTCCCTCTGGTAAAATTAACAGCTCATCAGAACCAGCACGTTGTACAGTATCATCAGAATAAAGTCCAGTAATAGTATGCTGGCCGAACATAGAAAACCTTAGTCCTAAATTGGCCTCAGTTAAAAGTATATTTACCATCTCATTACATGAAATAATATCGTAAGCACCGCTAACAAAAAAGTCATCAATCTGGTGCTCTCTATGGGTAAATACAAATGGTAGAAATCCATAATCATGATTAAACTCTTCTAACATCTTGCCATCACCATCAAATATAATATTTTGTGTATCATCCCAGTATGCATAAACCAATGGAGACTGCCCAAACACATCTGAACCAGCTCCGATAATAGGATACAAAATAGCGACTGGATTTAAATAGTCATCATCAAATATCGGGTCAAAATAATATATTGGCTCATAGTTAAACTTCATTTTATTGTTATCAGTTTCCATAAGGTCTACTTTTGTAGCAACAGTACCAATCAAACGTGTCATTTTTTCTATGTGCTTAAATGCATTATCTTTTTCGACAATCATTTCATCGTAGGTATTATTTACAGTACGTTGCGCACCTAATACATAAATTCTTGACATCCTATCAATAAACTTTTTTGTAAAGTTAAAACAAGCTGGAGGTATTTCTTGAAAAGCCTCTAACTTAAATCTATCAGCAATATACTGTGCTGTGTTTTCGCCACCATAAAAATCTACATATTTTTCAACAAGCATTCTTCGTTGCCTTGAAGCATTCATTTTCATACCAGCAATACTATCTCTAATTATTTCTTGCGCCTTCTCTATCATGCCGTTAATTTCCTTATTTTAAATTGTTTAATTGGGAATCTATTTACAAAGAAATATCTCAATGCATCCATCCCATGGTCGCATCTTCCATCTTTTAGTGGGTCATCATGTAATGGTCTACCATCTTTCCACTCTGGATATCTATATCCCAGAAAATCTTCTATGATTCCCGTACATTTTGGGTTCACATGTATTCTGCGAATATCAGTAGCAGAGTTTAAAAAATCTCTAACATGTGAAATCCCGGACGAAATATTTCTTGATACCTTATCTCTTATTGTGTGCACCCTATGACCAGTTCTTTTGTAAAATATTTCAGCATCACCCATACCAGAAAAACTCTGTGCTTGAAATCCAGCCGGGTCTCCGTAATACCTTCTAACATTGTACGGTTTTGAAATTATATTTTGAATTAGGTCATCAGTTTTAACATTAGTATGATGTATAAATTCATCAATAATGTTAACGTGATATTGTTGATTTTTTTCGTATGTTTGAAACCAGAGAACCGCGGGCATCCTATATCCAAAGTCAATCGAACAAAACGTAGGTAAATAAGGATTATAATCAGCATTACCAATGTCAAGGTCCTCATCAAACTTATATACTCTCCCAGATAACGAAGTAAACTTAGCTCCATATTCTTGGTGAAATATCTCAGATGAAACACTGTCTTTTGCCTCTAAAATATCATCATCTAACTGGCCTTTAGGGAACGCGTGATTGTTTTCCCAAGACGGTGAATTAAATGAATACCAGTTCTTTTTATCTTTGCCTCTAAGATATAAGTCATAAAAATAATTATAGCCAGATGGTGTTGATACGAAAATTGCTCTACCCTTTCTATCAGATAATGTGGGCCGAATGTACGACTCCCATATTTTAGGATTAATTTTAGAGGCCTCATCCAGTATTACTAAATCCAAGCCTTCTCCAATAAGAGAATCTGGATGGTCAGCTGACTTACCATAAACACTGGAGCCCCACTCAAATTCTATATACTGTTCTTTACTTGATTTCCTAACAGTAGCTAGATTCTGTTTTATAACCATGTCTTCATATATAATTCTAAATATTTTTTCGGATGTACCATAGTTAGGAGCAACCACCCAGACTCTTTTGTTTGGCTGTGTCAATAATATCTGGGCCTCCCTTGCAGATGAAAAAGATTTACCCCATCGACGGCCACAGCATGCTACTGTAAATCTTGCTCCTTCTGGATTGTTATTATAATCGTAATCTCCATTAGGAGGATAATGCATTTTAAGCTGTCCGGCATGAGGTTTATAATCTACAAATTGAAACCATTTATTTTTATAGTCTTCCAAATTCATAAAAAATACCGAAATATAATGTTTTATATTAACATAAATTTTATTAATATAACATAACTAATTTCGGGAGAATTTAAGCAGATGGCTGAAGAAAATAACGTATCAGAAGGTACAAACAACTCCATAGACCAGTCGGTCGACTCGCCAATCCAGAGCGAAACGCGAGACTTTGAATCGTCATATAATCAAGAGGTAGAGAACTCTAAAAAACTCCGCAAGAGAGCACAAGAAGCTGAAAAAAAAATTGCTGACTATGAATCCAAAGCAAAAACCGCTAAGGAAAAGAAGTTAAAAGAAGAAGGTAATTTTAAAGAACTTTTAGCTGAACGCGATGCTCATATTGCTAAAATGGAGTCTCAATATAACGAGGCTAGTGAAATCATTAGTAGCGAAAAGCAAAGATTGCTTGAGAGCTTTCCAGAAGATGATAGAGGCGATTTTGAAAACTTGAATCTTACTCAGTTGAGGAAGATACATAACAAATTAAATGTCAAAAGACCAGACAATCGTCTTAGTCAAAAGAGTGCAGTGCACAATCCTTTGAATAATAAAAAATATTCAGATATGTCAGATACTGAACGTAGAGAATATCATAAACAGATGATGTCGGGGTCTCTTAAAAGATAAAACCGCTCTGATTCAGTTTCCTAGCTGATTAGAGCATAGTTAGGAGAAAAAATGAATAATCTATTAACAAATATCCAAGGCTGGATACAAAATGGGCCTATGGGTAACGTACTTAATGATATAGAAAATGCTCATATTACTTCTGGTGGACTCGGCCAAACGGCTGTAGGCGCGGGAAATAGGTCATGGGATGTTTTCGTACCAGAAGTATGGGCACCCGCAGTAGAATTAGCATTTAAAGACAAACTAGTATTTGCTAACCTATGTCAAGACTTATCAGCATTTGTTTCAAGTGGTGGTGATAAGATTCACATTCCTCAGTTTGACCAAGTTGCTACTGGAACTAAAGCTATAAATAGTCCAATAGGCACATACGGAAACGATATGTCTGCGCAAACTGAACTTACCTTAGAAGTTGACCAACATAAGTATTCAGCAACCTTAGTAGAAGATGTTTTAAAGGTTCAGTCTAATTATGATATAATGAATATTTATGCACAAGAAATGGGTTATGCTCTAGCTAAAGAAATTGATACATACCTAGAGGGCCAACTTCTTGCATCTTGCCAAACAGCTGATGGAGATATAAACTCTATCAATGTGGGTGCTGACCTATATACTGCCAGCAATGCTGATTTTGATTTGGTGTTGCAAAATGTATTAGCAGAAGACCAAGACCCATCAAATTGGACTTTAGTATTATCGCCGACAGCTTATGCTGGATTAGCTAGATTAGTTCAGCTGTCATACGGTACTGCTGGTTCTCCATTAGGTCAAGGATTTGCTAACAGTGGTCAAGTTGCTACTGTTTTTGGAATGCCAGTGCTTATGTCAAATGCAGTAACAACTGCAAGAACTGATATGGATAGTACAGCTGGTGATGATGACCATGATGTGACACCGATTGGTTACTGTGTTCACAAGTCAGCTATGCACATTGCATACAGTTCAAACATTAGAATGCAAGCCGATTATGATATAGATTACTTAGGAACCAAAGTTGTTTCTGATGTAATGTATGGATGTCTGGTACGAAATGCATCTACTGCTGGACAAAAAAGAGTATTCATTCTAGGTACAGTTCACTAGAATATAAAATAATAAGGAGCCTTCGGGCTCCTTATTAAACTTATAGGGAAATTAATTATGATTACTATAAAGCATTCTTCTGGTGAAACAAAGACAGTAACAGAGCTCGAACATTTTATGATGATGGATTCTGAGGACTGGGAAGTGATTGAGCCAGAAAGAGCTAGAAATGAAAAAGGTCAACTAAAGGCAGATGACCCATCAACAAAAGAAAACGAAGCATATAAGGGCGGAGTAGGGCCAAAGCCAACTGCAAAATCACCTATAAATAAAATTAAAAAGTATTTAGATGCAGTAGGTATTGAGTACAAAACAACTCATAATACAAAGGCAAAACTCTTGGCATTGATTGATGCCTAGGTTTGGAAAAAGGTCCAAAGAAAGATTAAAGACGTGCAATCCAGACTTACAAATGGTATTTAATGAAGTTATTAAACACGTGGATTGCTCAATACTCGAAGGGCATAGAGAAAAAGAAAGACAGAACCAGCTTTATGACGAAGGTAAAACAAAAGTGCTCTACCCTAATGGTCGGCACAATGCTTATCCTTCTAATGCTGTTGATGTTGTTCCTTATCCGGTGGACTGGGACGACCGGGAACGAATGACTCTGTTTGCTGGCTTTGTATTAGGCACAGCAAAACAAATGGGAATTACACTGCGATGGGGCGGTGACTGGGATAGAGATTTTGAAGTAAAAGACAATCGGTTTGACGACTTTCCACATTTTGAGGTAACAAATGAATAAAAGTATTACTCTAGGTGCAATTACAAATATTTTTACTATAATAACCGTACTTTCTACATGTTTATATACAATCGGAGCTATGAGCAACAAAATTGAAGAAAATGAAAAACGTGGCAAAGTATACTCCAGTAGAATTAATACTAACGAAGAAGATATAGTTGACTTAAAAGTTGACGTAGGTAAAATATTAGCAATCGTAGAACGTGTAGAAGTAGCCATCCAGAAATAATGAATGAACGAGCAACAATTACAAGTATTAGGAACAGATTTAATTGGCAACTATGGTTGGATGTTTGCTATTGGATTTCTGGCTGTATTATTCAGAAGCACAATCGAGGGTCTAACAGAATCATTTAAAATATTTTACGGCAATGCTATTAATGTTGGTGATTGCATATATATCTGGATAGAAGGAAAGAAATACGCGGGTAGGATAGTAAGGTTAGGTTTATTTAAATGTTCGATTATAGTATACAATGTAGGTCATACACATGATGGAGAGCCATACATTACTGGCGGTGAAGACCTAGAAATACAGAACAGTAAGATAAAAGATTTTATAATAACAAGACCAATGGAAAATATAGACATAAGTAATTTTAAACAAAACGGCTACGATAAAAGTAGCAAGGAGTAAAAATGATAGAATGGATAACAAATAACTGGGCAACAGCCTTAGCAATATTTTATGTGTTAGAGAAAATAGTAAAAATAACACCTATGAAATATGATGATATCTTACTAGATATGGTTTGGGGCGCAATAAAAAAAGCTGTGGGAAAAGGTAAAAAGTAAGAGAAAGTACGAGAAATGCCAGACAATAAACCATTAAAATCTTTCCCAATTTCTATCGGGTCTCTTGAAAATTCTTATAAAACTGTGTTCGTAGATAAGGACCCGACGGAAATTGAAGTAAAAATCGGAAAAGTCAGAATTAGAGATTTAGAGGTAGTTGATTTTTTGGCTGGGGATATAGAAGTTTCTAGCGCAACTATGAACGATTGTACGATAAATGATGATTTGACGGTAGGTGATAATATTTTTTTAACATCAGATTCAGCTCTAATAGCATTTGGGGTTGACGGACAAGATATGTTTTTGCAGAGTAACGATAATGGATTTCAAATACAAACACAAGCAAGTGAAACCAACACAGTAAATAACAGCATTACTCTTCAAACAAAAAGCAGTGGCACTACTGCTATAGGTTTTGGAGGTGCGATAAATATGCAGTTACAAAACGCGTCTGGCCTTACGTCTGATGGCGTGAAAATAGGTGCACAATATACCAATGCATCTGGAGGTTCGGAGAGCGTATCTCTTGTAGTTAGCAATGAATCATCTGGAACATTGACGGAAAGAATGGTATTAACACATCAAGGAAATCTATCTGTAGGTGGTACAATAACAGACGGGTCTGGAAATGTTTTAGGTAGTGGAGGTGGTGGTGGAGCAATAGATATTTCCGGAACTCCATCAACTAATCAATATGCTAGATGGACAGATGCTGACACTCTTGAAGGTAGAAGTACATCAGATGTTTTAAGTGATATTGGTGCACAAGCATCTGGTAATTATATAACTGGTACTGGCTCTTTATCAGCACAAGATTTAACAGACATAGGTAATTTAAGTGGCACAAATACTGGTGACCAAGCAACTGGTATAAGTGATGGAAACATTTTAGAGTGCAATGCTAATGTTGCAGATAATGATTTTTTAAAAATTGATGGAACAAAAGTTGAAGGTAGAACAGCATCTGAAGTATTATCCGACATAGGCGTGTATGACATACAAAGAGTTGGATACAATTCAACAACAGCCAGTGCATCATTTTTACCATTAAATGGATACATTATAGAAAGAACAAGTACGACAAGTAATAATGAGTTTATTGCATTTGTTGCACCATACAATGGTACATTAGAAAAAATTATGTGGAGAAGTGAAATAGCACAAAGTGGTACATTTAGAAATTTACTTTATGAATCTTCAGATGGTACAGAAGTGCCCGGTGCTGGACATGGTAGATGGGATGTTGCTGTTGATGTTGCAGATGATACAACGGTAGAATTTGATTTTACTACTGGTGCTACATCTGGAACTAATGTACTTACAAAAGGCAGAATTTATGCAATATCAATAGACCCAATATCTGCACCATATGATGTAAATGCAACCGTAGTATTTAAATGGGATGTAACTACTTAGGAGAATAAATGGCAAAAGATTTAGGAACAAAAACACCAAGAGAATCTTATAAAGATTTATTGCATTTAGGAAATGACAATAATGGATTAACCGGCTCAGATAATTTAGTTAGAGACGGAGACGGCATCATATCAAGTATTACTGTAGGAAAGAATGTATTTAATATACAGCCATCTACAACAGATGGCCAGTTATGTACGATAAAAGATGCGGGTGGTGCAACATTATTTAGGGTAGACTCTAATACAAATTCAGTAAGGGCTACAAGTAATTTACATCACGTTACAACTTTAACTCATTCATTTCATACTACAGATTTAGATGTATCAGCTACTGGTCACTACCCATTAAGTATAACTGGAGCTCAATCAGAATTTGAAATGACAGAGTTTGGAAATGGTACAGACCCAGCCACAACATTAGATTTTAGTGCGGTCGGTGGAGCAGACAAAAATATGTTAGTCCATGGATACTGGTGGGCGTTACAAAACTTACAAATTGATTCGGTAAGAGTTCTCGTACATTCTGACCATCCATCAGACGATACGTGCGAATTTCATTTAATGAGATATGACATATCAAGCTCAACTGGCACAGAAGGAGATTTATCAAATGGAACGGCGTTAGCTTATAGTAATAGTGCAGTAACGGTCAATCAAGCAAAATTAATGAATCAAGAGCTTACTTTAATAGCTACACCTACTGCCACTGAGGGTCAAGTATTACTGGGATTTATAAAAATAAACTCAACCAACGGAGACTTCTCTGTTAATATGAGCGTAAAATATCATTTAATATAAGGATTGAAAAAATGTATTCAAGAAATAATAGTAAATTAAGAGGTGGGGGAACAGTAAGAACAATGTTGCGCCTAGAAGATGGGGCATTAACATCATTTACAAAAGTCAAATCTATAAAAAATAAATCAGATTTATCGCATGAACTAGATAACACAGATACGTTTTTACAATTAGCTCAGTTCAAAACAGATGCAAAGGGTGATAACTTTTTAGATGCTACAAAAGGATTTTGTATATATAATACGGGTGCAGTCCCAATAGAGGTGCAATTTACATTAAGGTCTTGGGCTCATGGCGCACCAGATACAGATGGAAGTGCAACGTTCGTTACAATGATGATAAATCCCGGAGACTTTTATTATAGTCCAACTGGAAGAATGATTCATTTTGATACAGAAAATTCTTCTGCAAATTCAGCATCTTTAGATAATGTACTTCCCTCTGATACAGCAACAGATACATTTGATGGTGGCGGAGCTACGTACGATGGACCATTTTATATGGACTCGGGTGTAAATGTTAATGCATCAGAAGGCTCTGGAGATACATCACTAGTATTCCAAAGCACTGGTAAGTTTAGAGTAGGAGATATATTAGCTTTAGATAGTGGAGGCGGGACCACAATAGACGAATTTATTCGCGTGGAGTCTATAGTCAATGGGACTACAATGATATGTGAAAGAGGCTTTTTTGGCTCAACGGCACAGTCTTTATCAAGTTCAACGGACGTACATTTTTATTTTCATAATCATTTGTATGACATAGGTTCTGAAGATGACAGCAAAACCCACATAAGAACCGATGCTAGTGGACAATATCAAAGCAATAATTTTTTCGGTTATGGGCGGAGTGCGGATACGACACCGGGAGGAATAGTGCCGGGTTCAGTTGCGATAAAATTTTTTCCAGCTGTGTCAAGAAGATTTGGACTTTCAATAACCTCATCGTCTGACACTGGATTAACTGCCGGTACAACGTACGAATTTAGAGTAACAACTATTACTGGGACTACAGCAGATATAGCAGTAACAATCGATAGTAGCAATACAAAGTTTGGTGGGACTAACGGCTTATTACAAAAAATGAACTCAGCATTTAGGTCATCTACAGCCACAGATTTTTTAACTGCATCATTAAATGCTGGAGATGTTGAAATTACAGATAGACGTGGATTGAAAGGAAATTCAGTAACAATGGTAGCACCATCTGATGGAACATCTATTTGGGGTGTTGGAAATATACCAGCAATAGCAGACCATGAAGCAATACAAGTTGCATCACTTGGTCCAGACACAACGATAGATGTAGAGACTGGCGCAACAACCTCAAATACTTCATTGTTTATGTATGATGATGGGCAAGGAGTTTTAAAAGGTGCGGGCCAAGGAACCATATCATACGATACTGGAGCTATTAGTTTTGGTGGCCCATACCGCGCAGAATTTGTTGTAAGCGCGCAATATCAATCAGCGCATTCCGGCAAAATGAATACCGCTACAAACTACATAAATATCATAGAAGCGATATCTGCTAGGAGCGTAAATTCAAAAGTAAATGCAAGAGCTAGAATAATAATATATACGTAGAAAAATGGCAATTTATAAAGGTAGAAAAGTAACATTAAATAAGCCTTCTAGGATTAGAAAGGGTCAAACATCTTATGGAAAAAAGAAGTCGCAAGTTTACGTAAAAACAGCATCGGGTAAAGTAAAAAGAGTAACGTTCGGAGACCCAAATATGAAGATTAGAAAGAACGTAAAATCAGCAAGAAAATCGTTCCGCGCTAGGCATAATTGTGCAAATCCGGGACCAAAAACTAAGGCCAGATATTGGTCTTGTAAGGCATGGTAAAATGGCAAAAAAAGTAAGTTGGATGTATGGAGGTAAAAGATATTATGGTACATTAATACCATCAAGGGAAACTAAGACTCATAGATTTGCAAGAACAGCAAATGGTAAAATAAAAAAAATTCGTAAAAGAGGTAAATAATGGCTAGTACAAGTTCAATATCATATTGTACAGATAGACAGCTAAAAGATGTATATCCAAGTATATCCGAGTTTGATTTAAAGACTAGAATATATGGGTGGACTACAGAAACATTTACATCATCTGGAGGTACTACATATACATATTATGTTGCTTACAATACTGGAAAAATTACACAGCTTTTTATAGATGGGAAATCACAACAATCTGGAAATCAAACTATTGGGACTACAACAAAGACACAAGTAAATTCTAGTGGAGCGATTATATCTGCAAATGCTACTACAATAATAGTAGATAGCGTAACGGGAATAGTAGAAGGCTCATATATAAAAATAAACGATGAAGTTATAGTTATTAAAAATATTACTGGTGTAACGTTAACGGTAGGAAGGGGGCAACTAGGAACAACAGCAAGTAGTATAATAGATAATACTTCTGTTGTATTGCATTTTAGTCCAACCGATGATGGGTCTAATTTATACGATGAAAATAATGATTTTTTGATAGCAAAATTAGCAGTTAATCCAGAGAACAGTTTAGTTGAAGCTGGAGATGATTGGGCAACAATAAAAACTAGGTATAGAAAAAGAGCTAGCCGTATGGTAGAATCATTGCTGGACAATAGACTAGCAAGAGAAATAATGAAAGATAGAGAAGGTAATTATCCAGAATACATAATAAGAGCCACAGCATTAAAAGCAATAGTGTTGCTAATGAAAGCTACAGACCCGACAAATGAGCTAATAGAGCAATTTGACGAAGAATTTAATATGATTATAGAAGGATATAGGTCTGGGGCAATAGTTTTACCTACAAACTCATCTGGTGATGCCAGAAAGGGTGTTTTAAGAGAAGTTTTAGTATCTGGAGCATTACGGATAGCAGAACTTGGTGGCACGTATTCTGGAACTGGTTATGACCTATTAAAGGTGGTGGTAGATACTGGTGGTCCTATAGGTACTGCAAGATTTTCAGTATACTCAAAAAACGATGATAATTTAAAGGTTCATCATTCAGTAATATCAGAGGTTATAGATGGAGATTATCAGAGCATTGGATATGGCTTATATATACGATTTGCGGGCGCAACTGATGCAGATACAGCTACTATAAATGATGAGTACGAAATAGAAGTAAAAGGCAGAAAGGCTGAAAATATTATATCATCAGTATCATCAATGAGGTTGACAAGACGTTGATAAGAGAATATAAGATAGAAGAAGTTGTAAAGGTAGTAGACGGCGATACTATTGACGTTATTATAGATTTAGGATTTCATATAGGCGTAAAGAAAAGAGTTAGATTTTACGGAATAGATACGTGGGAGTCTAGGACCAGAGATTTAGAGGAAAAAGCAAAAGGTCTAAAAGCAAAAGCATTTACCAGAGACGAGCTTTTAAAGAGCGAAAGTACGACTTTGAAGTCCTATGGATTAGGAAAGTACGGAAGAGTTTTGGGAGAAATATTTTGCGACGGAGTTTCTTTAAATGAAAAATTAATACAAGAAGGTCATGGATATGAATATCATGGCGGTAAAAAAAGGAAATCTAAATAATGCCTAAAATTTTAGATACAGACTATTCTAATCATCTATGGGCTAATGTTCTGGATAAGATGCAAGAATTATTTACAACTGAGCTAGATGTATATAAAACATATATATCTCCCGGTTATCAAGAAAAAGGCAATCTATCAATTAGAATATGGCCCATGTCTGCACAAGCTGATGAGGTTAGAGGTACAACTCAGTGGAGTAGGGTAAACAATATAGAGATTTCTATTTATACAAAATCAAAAAGTGATGATGATTTATTTTACAAGCAGTATTTCCAAGATTTTGAAAACGTTTATCAATTACTATTTGATAATTTAAACAAACCATCGACCCTAGGAAGTACATTCCATTGGATTGATGGAACAGTAGACAATGTAACATTTAATGAAATGGCAGATGATGAGCAAGAGGTTGATGGGCTACATGTTACAAGATTAGAATTTAGTTGTACAACAATAAGAAATACTTAACTATATTAACATAGCCGAATAAGGAGAAAATATGGCAAAGAAAGCAGAGTCTAAGAAAAAAATTACTCTTCTATCTGGAGAAAATTTTAGCAAAATTACTAGTTTTGGAAATTATCAAGGATTAGGAGAACTAAACTTCCAAAAAATGGAACGAGGCGAAGTTGTAACTGTTGACGAATTAACAGATGAACTTAACCTACTTATTAAAGATAAAAAAATAACACTTAAATAATACAAGGAGTAAGCGATGGCGCAAAATTATTCTGGAAGACAGTTTAAGGCCGGCATATCTACAGCGGATTTGAGTTCTGTTAATTTAGGAACTGCTACTATGTCCGGCACATTACATGAAATGCGATTAACATCAATGAACGATATAGCATTTGAAACTGGTTTCCAAAGAACAGATTACATAAGAACTGGAAGAAGAGTCGAGGCTCAAACTGACCATATCAATCATTATGGTTCTGGAACATACACATGGTCATTCGATTGGCTTTGTGAAAATCAAGCATTGATGCATACTTTATTGCAACAAATATGTCAAGTAGCAGATGCAAGCACATCAGCAGTTGTTAGTGGAGATTTAGCAACAGTTGACTATTCTCATGGTTCGTCTACGGGCGATAATGTTTTAAACCTTGTCCTACATAGTCCAAAATCTACAGAAGATAGATTTATGCATTCATGTCACGTACAAGAGTTAACTATATCAATGGATGCAAATACAAATGCTGGGCGACCAAGCATGAGTGGAACATTGATGTCTGGATACAAACCAGTAGTTGGTGCAGAAGGAACATCATTTAATGCAACAACACCAGATTATAGTAGAACTATATTTGATTGCGGTACAACAACAGTAGCTGGTGATGCAGTAGTATTACAAGCATTTTCAATTACATTGAGCAATCCAGCATCCAGAGTTGGACAAAGAGCTACAACTGGAGAGACTGACGGATATGTAAGAGGTGCAAACTTTGATGTAACTGGAAGCCTAACATACAAGTTGGATGATTTAGCAATGGGTCATATAGACGAGTATATAGCTGGTGGCACAACAAATGCTATAGTGGTTTCACAAGGAAGTGATTTGCATTTTAATATTCCAACCGCTGTAATTACTGGCTATACACCATCTTATGCAGATGAGGGTGCAATGGTTGATGTAAGTTTTAAAGCATTAGCAAGTGCAGATGCTGAGTTAGTAACTGTTAAAATGACATAAAAAGTACGATAAACTAGGAGATATAATGGATAAGACATTAAGTTCTGGACGAAAGGTCAAAATCAAAGAAATGACGATTGACCAAATAGATGCTTGTAAAGACATGGTTCAGATAGTTTTTGTTGACGGTGATGCTAAAACAATAGCAAACGTTGCTAAAGCTAGAACTGCATGGATACGAGCCGGATTAAAGGGTGGAGACTTTGAAGGTTGGACACCAGATGGTAAGGTTGTACCAGATACAGTTATAAAGCAACTAACTGACGTAGAGAAAGAAGAACTTGCGCTAGCAATACAAGAAGCTCAAGTTTTGGGGGAAAGCAAACCCTCCAGCTCGGCCTCAATTTCTTAATTGAAGGGAGTTGCGAGGGGTGCAACTTCACTACGTTTCCATATACTACTAAAGGTGTGATAAAAAAGGGTAAGGTTTACCCAAAAGAAAGGTTTGAAAACATTGATGATGTTTATAAATATATTGAGAAAGTACGAAAAGATTACTTTATCATATCAAAAAGTTCATCTCATGTCAAATCAATATTTCATGCCTATAGTTTTTTAAATCATTTTTGCTGTCCACATCTTTTATTAGATAAAGATAGTCAGAAAGATATCACAAAGTATATGTACTGCTCAGAAACAAACACACCGCCATATAAAGGCTCTTACGAAGACCTCCCTAGTATATGGATAGAAAAATACTATCTGCTACGCGGTTTGCAAAATCATAAATCAAATATGGAAGCAGAAAGACAAAGAGCAAAAATGAAGAGGGAAAATGGCTAATATAGATATGCATAAACTCCAATTAGTCTTAGAGGCTAAAGGTGTTAAAATGACTCGACAAGAGCTTAAAAGTCTAAATAAGACTACAAGCTCAACAACTGCATCTTTTGTAAAGATGGGAACTGCAATATTAGCTATAGGTGCTACTGCTAAAGTATTCTCAGAAATGTCAAGAGTCGGGCAAGAGTTTACTACTTCAATGGGTAGAGTTCGGTCAATAGTAAATGACGGTTCAATATCTACGGCTGAATTAAATAAACAAATGTCATCTCTATCAAAGACTGCCAGAGAACTAGGTAAGTCAACAGTATTTACAGCGAGCGAAGTAGGCTCTCTTCAAGTAGAATTTGCAAAACTAGGTTTTACAACAAAAGAAATAGAAGGTGTCCAGAAAGCCACTCTAAATATGGCATCTGCTGTAGGTGTTGACCTAGCCACAGCATCATCAGTTGCTGGTGGTACTCTAAGAATGTTTCAATTAGACGTAGGCGAAACAGCAGACGTGATGGACGTTATAGGTGCATCTTTTAACAAGACTGCGCTAGATATGACTAAATTCCAAAATTCAATAACATACGTAGGACCGATTGCAAAGCAATTAGGTATGGATATTAGAGGAACTCAGTCAGCTCTGGGAGTTCTGGCGAATAATATGATTGATGGTAGTATAGCTGGTACATCACTTAGAACTATTATGCTGGATATGGGTAATGCTAGTTCAAAATTAGCAAAAAGATTAGGATTTACAGTTACTGATACAGAGAGTTTCCAAAGAGCTTTATCTGAGCTAAATGATATGGGTCTGAGCGTTACTGAAATGCAAGACTTAGTTGGTAAAAGAGCAGTGTCCGCATTTTCAATTTTAGTAAATCAAGCTCCAAAAGTACGACAATTAAATGATGAACTTCAAGATGTTGGCGGAACGATGGACCGTATGGCTAAAGACCAGCTTGACAATCTAGCGGGTGACATGAAAAAATTAGGCTCTGCAACAGATGAAGTTTATTTATTATTCTTTACAGCTTTAGAGCCAACCCTAAGAGCCACTGTGCAACTCATGACAGAGTTTATGGCTCAAATAGATGAAGAGGAAATCAAAGCATACGCGACTGGCCTAGGATTGGCTGGTGGAGCTTTAGGTGTTTATGCACTAGCAACAAATAAAGCAATATTTGCAACAAAAGCATTTAGGATAGCTTTAACATCTACTGGGATAGGTGCTCTGGCTGTTGGGCTAGGGTTAGCAACTGGGGCTTTACTAGACTACTTTGATGTGTTTGCAGAAGGCGAAGAAGACATACAAGGCAATATAGATAAAGTTGATGAGCTTATAGAAAAAACAAAACAGCTTAACGGCGAGGCAACCACTGGAAGCCTAGAAGGAATGTCAGCTCAAGAGATAAAAATATTTAATGCGCAGAAAGAAATAGATATAGCAGAAGCTAGAATAGCTATACTAAGGGAAGAAAAAAGACAGATAGGTCCGATTATAGAAAGGACAATAGAGCTAGCATCAGCTTATAATAAACAAGCTCAAGGAACAAAATTATTAGCAGATAACGTTGGAGATATAAATAGATTATATGAAGCCGGTGTAGAGT